TTAAGTTTTTATTGAAGGATTCTAACTTCTCATGTTCAGAATTTCGGTTTGCAAGGTTCTCGGTAAGAACTTGAATTTCATGTTCAAGATCTCTGATTTGTCTCTGACATCCAGCGATCTTAGTATTGTTTTGAGAAATGCCATTCGTTAAGTTTGAAATCTCCTTCGATAGAGTAATGAATTGACGCTCTCGCTCTTCTTCCTCTTTAATTGCCTCCTCTAGTTCTTTATAACCAGATTGCAACTCTTTTGCTTTATCTTGAGCGTCAGTAATTCTATTTATTCTAAAGTCCTCATCGATGGATTGTGTGCAAGTAGGGCATACCGTATTTTCAGTAAAAAACTTATGCTCCTTAGTAATCGTAGATACTTTTTGAGATATCTTACCTTTAAGGTTTCCTAGCTTACGTAGTTTATCTGCAGCACCAACATAATCATCAAGTTCTTTTTGTAAGGCATATAAACCCTCTTCCACTACAGCATTATCAACCATATAAGCGCCAACTTCCCTATCGAGATTGGCAATCTTTTCTTTATTGGCATTAATATTGACATTTCCCCTATTCTCAAGTTCCCCAATAAACTCTTCTTGCATCTTAACTTTATCAAGAAGAGATTCTTTTTTGAGTTCCAGTACTTTAATATCCTCTTTGACAGAACGAATCTTTTCTTTGATTAAGGTATTCATCGAAGAAAAAATCTTAATATCCAACAAATCTTCAATCACTTCTCTACGGTGTGCTGCAGGAAGTTGCATAAAAGGAACAAAAGTGCTACTACCTAAAATGACAATTTGAGTAAAAGACTTATAATTCATTTTTAGAACATTTTGCTCCAACCATTTCTGTTGGTCCAATGCTGCAGAAGCCTGGTCCAGTAAAGAGTCATTTCGCCATATCTCAAATACAGCAGGTTTTATTCCACGAATAACTTTCCACTCAACACTTCCAACCGAAAATTGAACTTCAACTTTACAATCTTTTTCATTTACTGAATTAATAAGTTGTGGTTTATTGATCTTACGAAATGGTTTACCAAATAAAGAAAAAGTAAGTGCATCCAGAACAGTAGATTTTCCTGCTCCATTTGCACCAATAATCAAATTTGTTTTATTTTTTGTAAAATCTACTTCTGTATATTGATTTCCAGTAGATAGAAAGTTTTTCCACTTAATATTTTTAAATAAAATCATGTTCAACAGTAGTGGGAGGAATTACAATGTCATCTGGAGTAATAATAGTATACTGATATCCGTGCAGTTCGCAAGCTTTTATCATAACATCATCTTCTATTTCTATAACGTGCATCTCAGGATATCCATCCTCTTCTAACATCATAGCATATCTAGTTGCATCATCTTCTTCCTGAAAGAGATACAAAATTTGCTCTCCATCATCATTGGATACTGAGTATGCACCTTCTTTTTCTCTGCCATTAATAGTTAGAATAAACATATCACACTAATTCACAAGCCTCTTGATAAACCTCTTGCAGCAATTTTTGAAGAACGTTTTTATCTAAATCTATTTCCGCTTCATCGATATACCTATTCAAAATAGATAGAGTATCTTCAGATTCAAATGCTTCAAATTCTTCAGACTCTTGAATTGAAAAGTTTTCAATTACTTTCAGTTCTGCAATATTTGATGAATACAGTTTATCGATAAACTTTTCAAAATCTTTAATATTCGTTTTTTTTCTAACGATTACTCTAACAATTTTATCTTCATATTCGCGGGTATCAAAAGTTTGATGTGCGGTATCCTCATAATAAATGTTATAAAACATTCTATAAGGATTATCAATAGGTTCGTGAGTTATAGTATCAGTATCGAAAATTGTAAATCCTCTTTTATCATTTACATCATTCCAGTAAATTTCATAAGGATTTCCTAGATAGAAGACTGTTCCGTTATCCGATCTAGTGTGATAGTGTCCCGAATAGACCCTGGAGAACTTACCAAATAGTTTGCTCTCCAAACCGTGCTCCATGACGATTTGTTTATTAACTCTAAATCCTTGGAGTTCAAGGTGCCCCATCGCACACGGGCAAGTTGTCTTTTCAATAAGTTTAAGAGTATTTGCTTCATTTTCCTGATTAATCCAAGGTATAAAAAGTGTTGGGAGTTTGCCCAACATTACTTCAGTTGGTTCTGAATATACTGTAACATTATCATACTCACGTAGTAATAGATCAACTGCATTGACTTGATTAGTATTCTTATAGTAAGCCGTATGATTACCTACAATTGTATGAACCTTTACTCCCATTTCTTGGAGACGGTCATAATAATTATCTTTAGCCCAAGACAGTGCAGAAAAATCAATTCCTTTACGACTATCAAAAGTATCTCCCATATCTACAACAGTAGTAATCCCATACTCTTCGAGCGTTGGGAAAAATACGTTATTATAGAACTTTAGGAAATAATCGTGAAAGAGTTTGGAATTCTTTCTTGCTCCAAAGTGCTGATCAGTAATGATAGCGATTTTCATTATGAGCAGGTATCGCAGTCTTCTTCTACAATTTCTTCTTCTTGTTGTTCTGTTTCAATTTCATCAGTAAAGTATTTCTGAAGGATATTGAAATCATTCACATTAGAATAAGTAAGAAGATTAAGTCCTTTAAGGATTACCTTAACATCTTCTAGAGATTGAATAGTATCAACATTCAACCTATAAGCCTTTGGTTGTGTCATCAGTAACGAAGTTTTGAGTGTACAGCGTCTTTAATAGAATTATAGTCGCTGTAGGAAGAGTTGTCAATAGTGTTGTTGTCATCGAACACCTCAGAAAATCCAGAACGCTCAAGGATTTTATTCTTAATCTCTAGTTGACGCTTCTCTCTTTGAATACGACGAAGAAATGCATAATGAATGATTTGAGTGAAATATGCAAAAGGATTCTGAGATTTCTCTGGATTGAAATTATGGATGTATTGAACGCAATTTTCAATCCCATCGGAAATCATATCTTCTTTGAACATATAGTTCACGAAGTTTGGTTTGAATGAAAGGTGATTGGCAATCTTCAGAAAACATTCTCCAATATAGCGAGGAATAGGAGGCTTTGTATCCCAAGTTTTTGGACGATCTTCTTTTGTTAATTCTCTTCCAAACTTTTTAATAAAAGTTATTTCAACATCTTCACGATACTTGATAATAGCGGCAAGAAACTCTTTGTTATTGACGTAATGCTCTGACCTCTTTCTCTTGGTCATAACTGCTGTGGTTATCATAAGTTTTTATCATTATTATGTATAAATTATACCACTTAAACAAATACTTGACAAGTTCTCAAAAACGAGTATAATAACCTTTGTGGAGGTTGATAAGATTAGCTTTAGCTATTCTTATAAAGCTTTTCTAGTATTTCTTTAGCATCATTAACATTAGAAATATATCCCATCCTTCTGTTTATTTTGGATTGGTTATTTTCTTCTTTGTTGGATTGTCTAAGATAATTCTGATACATCATGATCATCTCTATGTCAGAAGACTCAGATATAGTTATAACATCATCCATATTAATAATAAACATGTCATCATTGGTTGTTTTTAACCAAGGTTCTATTTTATATCCAACTATTCCCACTCTACTTTTTATTTCAGTCACAGTGATTGGATTAGAAACTATTAGCATTGTTCTGTCATCCTCTTCAGAAGCAGCAACCTTTGCAAAGATTTCTTCACCTGTTTTTAATTTTAGAGTGGCATAAAAGTCTTCTTCAATTCCCATTTGTTCAAACCTCTTTTCTTTTTTTCCACCACAACTTAGCTGCCTCACTTTTATTTTTTATATGTTCCTCTGAGAGTGATTTTCCTCTTCTTGAATTTCCTGATTTTGGATTTGGTTTTCCTAAATGAGATTTACTCATATTTTCTCTTGATTTTTTGGAATGAATTCTTCCTCTATTAGCATTACCAATTTTAATTTTAGTTTCTTCACTTTGAGATTTTCCTTCCATAGCACCTCCACCAATACCACCATTTGATTTATTGTGAAGAATACCTGTTCCCAAATCTTTTCTACCGAAGATGGCAATCATATAAATTTCGTGATTAAATGCTTCTTCTTCTGTTAGATTTTGTTTTAAAAATATTCTTCTCTCTTTGGGTGGTGGATTAAAAACTCTATTGGATTTTGAGTGAATACGATTTCCTTTACCTTTACCAATATAGTAAGGAGTTCCGTCTTCTCTGAGATATGCGTAAGTATAATAATTCATCATTTCTTTAATTGAATTGTAATTATTTCATAGTTAAAGTTCTCTTCATTGTATATTTTAATTCTTTCTATGAGATGATTTAATGTATAATTTTTTCTTGAGTTATGAGTGCAATCATCTGCAATATCATAAAGTGTTGCTTTTACTTTGTTTTTTCCTTTTCTAAGAACTCGTCCAATACTTTGAAGATTTCTGACTCTGGATTTGCTTGGTGAGGCGAAGATAACGTTATGGAGATTTTTAATATTGATACCAGTAGAGAAAGTTCCATAGGAAGCAACAATGACAGCATTATTTTCTCTTTCTGTAATTTCTCTGACTAATTCTCTCTCTTCAGCATCAACACCACCATGAACAAAAAATACTTTCCTACCATCTTGCTTTTGATTATTTATCTTGTCATATAATATTGCACCATGAGATTCAACTCTACTAAACAAGACAAGAGTATTTCCTTTTAGATCTAAGGTTAGATTTGTTATAAATTTATTTCTTTGATCGTGGGAGATTAAATACTGTATCTCATCTTCATAAGTTTCGAACTTTTGTGGTGGGTGTTTGAGAACCAGACACTGAATATCAAGTTGAGAAAGATGTCCCTGTCTCATCAACTCATCAGTTCTTGTTACTTTATAAGATGGGCCAAACAATCCTTCGAGGACCCATTTGTGAGTTTGAGTTCCATCTAATGTTCCTGTAAAACCAAAACGATACTTTGCGTGATGAAGTTTTGTCATGATTTCTATCAATGACTTGCTCTTGAACAAATGAGCTTCATCACCTATAATAACGCTATAATCTTCGAAAAATGTTCTATCCAGTTTATATACAGATTGCCAAGTAGTAATCGTTACTGGATATTCATTTGTTTTTTCTCTACCAGAATAGATACGGTGGCAATATGAATCAGCATCCCAACCATAATCAAGGAAATCCTTGTACATCTGTTCTA